GACGGGACAGGTGCGACAGCTACTGCTACGGTTAGTTCTACTGGCATTGTTAACGGCATTACTATCACCAGTGGTGGGAGCGGTTATAGTTCTGCACCTACTGTCACAATTGATTACTCCCCCAAAGATAACAGAGCAGAAGTCAAGTCTTGGGACAGCGCAACTAGAGCTCTCGAAGTCATCAACAGAACAGGAACGTTTACTACTGCTGAAGTAGTCACTGGTCTAACTTCAGGTGCTAAGTGGAGTCCTGAAACATTTGACACTCTAAATAATGTCAGCAGCAACTACGATCAAAATAGACAGATCGAAGATAGTGCGGATGACATTATCGATTGGACTGAAGGCAATCCATTCGGTGAATATGGTAATCAGACAGGTAGCTTCTAATGTTAGGATCACATTTTTATAATTCAATCGTTCGTAAGAACATCATTGCGTTTGGTACGCTCTTCAATAATCTAACGATGAAGAGTACGGATCCTAGCGACGGTACTGTACTGGAAGAAATTAAAGTTCCTCTAGCATATGGTCCTAAGCAGAAGTTTCTAGTTCGTCTAGAAGAGAACCAGTCTAACAGAAAAGTTGCAATCACCCTACCACGTCTCTACTTTGAGATGACAGGAATTGAATACGATTCTTCCCGTAAAACGTCACCAATTCAAAAATACAAAACGATCATTGCTGATAATGGTAATGAGGTCAGAACTCAGTATGTTCCTGTTCCTTATAATCTAAACTTTGAATTGGGAGTTATTGCTAAATCTCAGGATGATGCATTGCAAATTACTGAGCAGATCTTACCATATTTTCAACCGTCATTTTCAGTGACTCTTAATATGATTCCTGATATGAATGAGAAAAGAGATGTTGCTATTGTATTAAACAATATTTCTCATGAGGATGAGTGGGACGATAGTTTTTATGAGCGTAGATATATCATCTATACTTTACGCTTCACTATGAAGTCCTATCTATACGGTCCATATAACACATCTGATGTTATTAAGAAAGCAATCATTCATGAAACTCTTGGTGATCTTTCTGTCAACCGTAGAACAATTACAAGAACATATACACCTAAAGCAAAAACAGATATCAATACAGATGGTAGCATCGATGTAAACGATGATGCACTATTAGATGCTGGTGATGACTTTGGATTTAATGAAGGAATCGAATTCTTATGAGTAGCCTAGAAGAAAACATGGAAGATATGCTCAACATCAGTGCTGAGGTTGTTGAGGAATCTAAACCATCCAAACCAGTGCCACCCACTGTTGACAAGGAAGATAAGCAAAAAGACTACGAATATACACGTGGAGAACTATACAGCCTCATAGACAAGGGTCAGGAGGCGGTACAAGGCGCTTTAGAGGTCGCACAGGAGTCAGGGCACCCTAGAGCATACGAGGTCGCTGTAGCGGCAATGAAGCACGTCGCAGACATGACTGATAAATTGGTGGATCTTCAGAAGAAGATGAAAGATCTCGATGCCGAGCAGAAGAAAGGTCCAAGTTCCGTAACTAATAATGCAATGTTCGTAGGTTCTACCGCAGAATTACAGAAGATGCTTAAGGAAATGGGTGGAGGAAAAAGATAAATATATCCGTAAACCCTCGTCGGTTATCATGAGAGATTATAAAGAATTTAAAGAACTCTGTGAGGCAAAGCGCGGTCTCTACGCAAATATCCACGCTAAACGAAAGAGAGGAGAAGCACCAGCGAAACCAGGTAGTAAGGACTACCCCGCTAAGGATGCTTTCAAAAAGGCGGCGAGGACTGCCAAAGAAAGTTTTGAACTCGAAGAAGCAGCCTGGACCAGAAAGGAAGGCAAGAAAAAGTCTGGAGGTCTTAATGAGAAGGGACGTAAATCTTACGAAAGAGAGAATCCTGGAAGCGACCTTAAAGCACCAAGCAAGAAGGTTGGAAATCCCCGTAGGGCATCATTCTGCGCTCGAATGAAAGGGATGAAAAAGAAACTAACTTCCAAAAAGACCGCTAACGATAAAGACAGTCGTATCAACAAATCTCTACGTGCGTGGAATTGCTGACATACTTATAAAAACATTGTTAAGATAACGAATAATTACCTACTGAAACTATAATTAGTTATGAGTTTTGAACTGAAAATGCGTTTAAACGACACTGACATCTCACGCCTTATCACTGCCTGTAAACTCTACCAAGATAAGACAGGAAGCGAATACATGTGGGAACAATATGATGACTTGATTAACAAACTCAGAGCGTATCAAGATAACTATTCGGCGGACAATGAAGATTCTATTCGCATTTCTAGCAACACTATTCCTAGCAGCTCCAGCGTGGGCAGTTGATGTAATTATGGGTTCTAACGGGAACCTAGTTTTTGATCCAGCAGAGATTACAATTTCTGCAGGAGATACAGTTCACTTTGAAAACAACATGCTGCCACCACACAATATTATTGTGGAGGGTCGCCCTGATCTATCCAGAGAGTCACTAATGTTTGCTCCTGGTGAGTCACAAGACATCACATTTGCAGATGCAGGTGACTATGAATACTGGTGTGGTCCTCATAAAGGTGCAGGCATGATCGGCACGGTACATGTAGAATGAAACAATTTAACACAGTTGTCTTAGACATCACTGTGGCAGTTCTCGACTTCTTATACAGAGGTCGAGACTATCCTAGATTCTGGGTGCTTGAGGAAATTGCTCGGGCACCATATTTTGCGTTCCTTAGTGTATTGCATTTCAGAGAAAGCATGGGACTACGAGGACCAGAACATCTATATTTGATGAAACAGCACTTCGAGCAGTCAGTCAATGAAACAGAACATCTGGAATATATGGAAAGTCGGGGTGGTAACCGTTATTTTATTGACCGCTTTGTTGCCAAGCATCTCGTTCTTATCTACTATTGGGTTAACGTGGTTTATTATTGGTTGGCTCCTGTGTCTGCTTACCATCTCTCCTATGAGGTAGAGATTCATGCAGCAGAAACTTATGCCAAGTTCCTCGCTCTAAATGGGCAGGACGCCAAGATCCTTGAGATCTTGAATGATGAGTTAGACCACTCCAGAGAACTACAACTTGCTATGGAGAAAATCAATGTTTAAAAACTGGGGTAATGGTATAGAACCACCTAACCATGTAACAAAAGAAGAAGTACAGGAGATGATCGATGATGCCATACGAAAGCATAATCGTAATGCTGGAATTATCAGTATGTGTGTTGGTTGGGTTGTTCTCGCACTTTTTGCTGAGGGTCTTCTTCGACTCATTGGAGTGATACCACCACTCTTTGACTGGCTAAATTTAACTATCAAGTAAAAAACAAAATGAAAGTAGGAATGATCGGACTAGGACGGATGGGTGAAGGAATGTCCCGTCGTCTAATTGCAGCAGGACATGAAGTACATGGATATCGTAACAATTATAAGAAAGCAGAAGAACAATTTGAAGCGGGTTATATCAGTGGATGTACCACTTCTCTGGAAAATCTTGTTCAAGTAGTACATCAAAACAAAACAACTGGAAAGACGCCAGGCGTCTTTTGTATGGTTGTACCAGCAGAAACAGTAGAGGACACACTCAATGAGCTATTACAGTTTTGTGTGGAAGGAGATATTATTATTGATCATGGCAATAGCAATTTTAAAGACTCTCGCAGAAGGGCAGAGAGACTTGAAAAATTGGGCATCCAATATATTGACTGTGGTACTAGTGGTGGTGTTTACGGCTTGGAGCGTGGATACTGTCTTATGGTTGGCGGCAGAGGTGGCGCAGTCGCCGCTTGTGCGCCTATCTTCAATGCCCTCAGTTCAGGAATATCTGCCGCAGATAGGACCCGCCCTGGAGACTACGTTACACCTGCTGAGTTAGGTTGGTTACACTGTGGTGACGCTGGTGCAGGTCACTTTGTAAAAATGGTTCACAACGGTATCGAATATGGAATCATGCAAGCATACGCAGAAGGATTTAATATCCTGCATGAAGCTAATGCTGGCGCAGCATACGTTGCTGCAGGTGATGCAGAAGTTGCTCCTATGGCTTGTCCAGAAGATTATCAGTATGACATCAACGTTGCTGAAGTGGCTGAGTGTTGGCGTCGTGGTAGCGTGGTTGGTTCTTGGTTACTTGACCTTACCGCTGATGTTCTACGCGGCGATAGAGAACTTAGCAAATTCGATGGAGGAGTATCAGACTCTGGTGAGGGTCGTTGGACTGTTCACAGTGCTGTGGATCTCGGTGTTCCAGCCCCTGTTATTACTACTGCTCTCTACTCAAGATTTGAAAGCAGAAGACTTGGACGATTTGCGAACAAAGTCTTAAATGGAATGCGGGCAATGTTTGGAGGTCACGATGTTAGGTAATGTACTATTATGGATATCAATACCCTTTGTATGTGCCACCATCACATTTGGACGACTTAAAGGCGAAAATAATTACTACGAATCTGAGAACTATAATGGAAACGGAACCGCTCACTAAAGGCATTGTTATATTTGGTGCAACAGGAGATCTATGTAAGAAGAAACTAATTCCTGCTTTACATAAACTCTGGCAGAAAGGACTTCTCCCAGATAATTTTTTAGTTACTGGTTGTGCTAGGAGAGATCCTGGCGCTCAGATTTGGAAAGAATCTTTAGGTGATTATCCTGAAGACTTTTTGCACCATTTAGATTATGTCTGTGCAGATCTGGATAATGTAGATTCACTGCATAATATTCCATCATACTTAGACGACATTACATATTTTTTATCTGTTCCACCAGAGAGGTATGCAAATGCAATTGCCAATCTTAAAGAAGCTGGAAAACTGGATGACCCAGATCACTCCAGAGTGGTTATCGAAAAACCCTTTGGACACGACTATAAATCTGCTGATCATTTACAGTCAGTGGTGGAGCGACATCTACGCGAGAAACAAGTCTATCGCATTGACCATTATCTTGGTAAAGATACTGTTAATAACATCCTTACCACTCGCTTTAGCAATATTCTGCTGGAACCTTTATGGAACCGCAATTTTATAGAAGAGATTCAGATCTTTGCATCAGAGACTATCGGATGTGAAGGTCGCTCACAATACTATGAGACTGCTGGTGCTGTACGCGACATGCTACAGAATCATATTCTACAAGTCCTTGCTCTAATAGCAATGGATGCTCCTAGTAAAATGAATGCTAGGGAAATCAGACGTGAGAAGACAAAAGTCCTCGCGGCAACTAGACTATCACAGAACATTATACTAGGACAATACGATGGCTACCGTTCTGAAGAGGGTGTTGATACTCACAGTGGTACTCCTACCTATTTCGCTGGCACTTTATTCGTCGATAACTGGCGTTGGGAGGGAGTTCCTTTTAACGTCATGACTGGCAAGAAACTACCATATCAATGTGTAGAGGTAGTTATCAAGTTGAAGACACCACCACTTCATCTGTATGAAGGAGAAACTGGAGATCGTATTGTTATACGTTTACAACCTGATCCTCATCTAGATATTAGGATCGACATGAAAACGCCAGGTCTTGGTGATGGAGTTGAGTTAGCAACTCTAACACATTCATATCCACAGGAGAGAGCGATTGATGGATACGAGAAACTTCTCTATGATGCTATCGAGGGAGACCAGTCTCACTTCGTACATGCTGAAGAAGTTATGGAAAGTTGGAGGATTGTAGATGACCTTCTGTGTACTGGTGATAGTTGCCCAATTCGCACTGTCCCTTATCTCTACTGTGGCGGGTGGGGTCCACACCACAAAACAGATTTCATAACTAAGTGGGATTATCCATCATGAGTTTAGACAGACGCCATGGTCCACTCAGTAAAAAAGAAGTGGAAGAACACAAAGAACTACGAAAGAAGTTATACGAACGTATTAAACAACTTCGTATGACGGAGTATATTGATGATGATGAAGAACCAGAAATATTCTTGGACGTAGCATGATACTAGAGTTTGCTAGATTTTGTGGAAGAACATTGAACAATCCATGGGCATGTGGTTTCATGGCATGGTGTCTTGTGTTCGTTCCCATACTTGGTATGTGGGCAGTTCATAAATATGGATGGGAACACTGGGAACCATTCGGTAAAAAACATGTACCGAGAACCACACCTGCAGAAAAAGAGTGATGAATGTGCTCGCCTATGGAGGGAGTGGCATAGCTTGTGGCGAAAAAAGCATTAGGTGCGCCAGAAGCTAGAAGAGCATGGTGCGATTGTTGTGATGAGTTCAGTATAATGTGTCATCACGAGGCAAAGACCAACCCTAGATATAAAGACTTGAAAATGTATTGGAATGAACCTCCTCCTCCGCCCCCTTGAGAATAATAACGACCCCGTTTGGAGTGTGATCTTCTCGATCATGCTACTCCTAGCGGGGGTTTTTTATGTCGTCTACTATATACTTGGTATTGACGCAAGAGAGGCGCAAGAACATGGGAGCGATGACACCCCCGAGTCGTAAGAGTTGTTACAACTTTCGCGTAGTATCGATAGATAAAGTGTTGGACGGAGATACCATCGATGTCACAATTGATCTCGGTTTTGACCTTTATAAAAAAGA